GGGTTTAACAAGTGATATAGATTTAGTTAGTGATAATACAAGTGCGAGAATTCAACAGACATTTACATCTGGTGCTATAAATAATTTTTCAACAATTACTACAAATAATTCTGGATTAAATATTACTTCAACATCTGCCCCTCTTCAATTAATAGCAGGAGGAACTGCAACATTAAATGGAGCCAGTGCGGTCATTAGTTGTGCTTCTGGTGGTATATCATTAAATGCTAATGGATCAGGGGGATTGTGCTTTCCTACTACTATTACTAATTCGTTTGCTGGGGGTCAAATAAATCCACTATTAACGCTTACTAATTCAAATGCTACTGGTTCTGTTGCTCTGGAAGTATATAAAAATAAACCTACTGCGGGTTCAAATGGAGATGTGCTTTTTAATCAATCTGTTTATGGTAAGGACAGCGGGAATGCGAAACAAGAATATACAAGAATAAGTCATACTATTAGAGATAATACAGGTGGAAGCGAAGATGGTTCAATTGAATTCTCATGTTTTAGAGCAGGAGCAATACAAACATTTCTTCAAATAAATGGAGTTGAAAATGAGATAAATGTTTTAAAAAATATTGATATGACTGGATATGATATACGAACAAATCAAGGCGATATGGTGATTAGTTCTGCCAGTTCAGGTGGAACTGGTAGAATGACGCTACAATCAAAAGAAAAATTGATATTGGGGGCGGAAGTATCCCACGAATTGGAATTAAACGCTAATAGTTATAGACTGAATACGGGTTCTGGTTTAGTTCCATCGGCAGGTGGTCCTTCTGGTTCATTTCTTCAACTCAATATTAATGGAACTCCTTTTTGTATCGCTCTATTAAATCCATAAATATATATTAAACAAAAAATATTTTTATCTATATTAAATATATAAATAGAAATGTCAGTTTCAAGTATTATTAACAATTTAACTGGAAAAATTTATGACAATTTAATCCCACAAGGAGGAGGAATACCATTAACAAAAGGACAACTTATATCAGCAGACATTAATGGTGTAGAAGTTGCTGTTCCAGTAGGAGCAAATGGGACAATATTAATGGCTGATAGTAACCAAGATGACGGTTTAAGGTGGGCGGTTGTTCCAGGAGCCCAAGCACTAACACAAGGAGAATTAATTTCTGCAAATCAGGCTGGAGATGTAACCATTGTAACAGCCCCAAATCTTCCAGTCCAAGACAAATGGGTTTTAACAGCAACAGGAGCAGGTGGAGCAGGTGGAACAAATATGGTATGGAGCCCAGCAACAGGAGCAGGTGGTATTATTGATACAGTCGCCCCTCTCGTAGATGTAGCAGGACAAGGAACTAATACAATATCTATCGGATTTGCACTTAATAGTGTGGGACAAATTCCTTATGGCACTGGTGTATTAAATACAGGAGCATTAACAAATACACCAGCAAACAATACTCAGTTTTTAGGAATTCAAGGTGGCGTTCCAACATGGAAACCATTAAGTGATAGTGTTGTAGGAATAGCACCTATTATAGAAGTTGTTGGAGCAGGAGATGAAAGTCAAATTGGTATTGCTTTTGGAGCAGTTGTGGGACAAATACCTTATGGTATTGGAACAACAAATACAGGAGCATTAACAAATACACCAACAGCAGGACAAATATTAGGTATTTCAGCAGGTGTTCCTACTTGGATACCAGCGGGTGGATCGGGGACAGTTACAGCACTCGCACCTCTTACAGAATACGCAGTTGGAGCGTCAAGTAATATTGCTATTGATTTTGTAGCAAAAGGTGATTTAGTAGTAGGAGGAGGACCACAAGCAGGAGGTAATCCAATCGCAGGTGTTATTCTACCAGTAGGAGCAAATGATATGGTATTAACTGCTAATTCAAATACTGCGTCAGGTTTAGAATGGGTTGCTTCTGGTGCTGGTAGTTCTGCTACAATATTTAGGAATAGTAATGATACAACGCCTCTTTTAATAGCAAAACCAGCAACAGCAAATGATACATGTGTCATTACAGCAGATAGAGTTTTTAATAGTAGTTCTTCACAGATTTATAATGTAGCAGGAGCAGGAACTCAAACGCCATCTGCTTCTTTTCTTGTTTATTCATGGACCCCTGCTATAAATATCAGTATATCAACTATTGTAGCAAATTTGAAACTTGAAGGGAATGGATCATTTGGTGGTGGTATTAATACTGTTGTTTCTTTAACGACTGATAATCAGGGGTTAAATTCTATTGCTACAAGCGATACAGTAAGCGTTGAACCAGCACAATCATACAACTTTATAAGTTTTGATAATCTGCCAGTTGAAGTTATAGGAGGAACAACATATTATTTTTGGGTATTATTCACACTTGCACAAGGGGACCAAACTTGGAGTTATATTAACGGAACGCAAGTAGGTGATATTACAGTAACAGGTATTTCTTATCCAGCACAAGGAGTATCAACATTTACATGTCCCGTTGGGACGAAGTTTAGAGGTCCAAATGATTTAACAGGAAAGACAACTGCAACATGTAGTAGTTTTTCTTCTCAGTCATTCGTGGCAACTGCTGATACTAATGATTGGATTATGGTAGGACAACTAAACGGCGGGGTTATTTTAAGTCCATAATTAATTTATGGAAACATTTAGGTATAATATATAAAATAATTATATAAATGTTATAATTTTTTTTTCTAATTAATATATATATAAATGTCAATTAGTTCAATTTCTAATCCTTCTAACACTTACGCATATCCTCTTGTTTTACAACAAGGAACATTAACATTAAATAGTGCTAATCCAACAACTGTCCCATGTGCTGGTATTGTTGCTACTGATACAATCCTTATTCGTGCTTTAACTCAAACTGCTCCCGCTGACGCTCTGGGTGGAACTGGTGTTTTTGCATGTGCTATTACTGCTGGAACTGGTTTTGTTGCTACTGTTGCAGATGCTACTACAAGAGGAACTTATTATTATGTTGTAATTCGTTCTAACGCTCCAGATATAGACGCAACATCTGCTCCTTAAATTTCATATACATATTCATTATTTAATTATTGTTAATTAAATAAAGACTATTTCAGATTATTACACATATAATATAATCTACTTATATTATTACACATTTTATAGTAATTCTATGTAATAATCTATTTAATTTATATTATTATAGTAATAATAAATTTATTATTACTGTATAAATCAATATATAGTAAGATTATTACAGTAATAAACAATAAATATTATAGTTTTTGTAATAATCTCATATAAATTAATTATTAAATGAAATAATTTAATTAATATAAATTATTATCTACATTAAATATATAATCAATATGTCGTTTTCGGGTCCTACACAAATATACTATGATTTAGATGTTGTAAATACATTTAATCCCCAAAAGAATTCAAACTTTACACCACAAACAAACAGATTAACATTTAGCGAAGTTAGAAGTAGTCCGATATTAGATAATCCAAGTGATTATTTTTTATCAATTGTCAGATTTAGTTTAGATACTGCTGGTTCTATGCCTATCATGCTCCCGCAAATAGATTTAGACCAAGTAAATACTGTTGGAAGTGATTTTCCTAATGAGACCACATACTTTGTAACTATGAAGTATAATGACGGGGTCAATCCTGAAATTTTCGCTCAAAAACGATTAATATTTGTCCCTCAATCATTCACTCAAACAGGTATAGGTGGAACACCACAGCCACCAGTTGCACCTTTAACATTAGAAAAAGTAACTCAACCTTATTATTGGTTAAATTCATTTCAATATTTTGTTAGTATGTTTAATAAAGCATTAAGTGATTGTTATGATACATTATTTACAGCAATTAATCAAGCCCCATATCTTAATCTTCCAGTAGATGTAACAGCCACAAATAAACCATACATGTTATGGAATAATGACGATAATAAAGCAACATTATGTTTTCCTCAAATTACTCCATTTTCATGGGAGCAACAACCATTAAGCACAGGAAACGCAAAACTGTTTTTATATTTAGATAATCAGTTAAATACAATATTTAGTTCATTTGAAAGTATTTTAGTGTCTAATTATTTTGATTTGAACCTTGTTCCATTAAACAGTGAAAGAGCCAATTATTTAATTCAAAATTTTAGTAAATTTAATAGTAATTTTGAAAATGGCGGGGCTGGAACAGGACTTCCACCCTATGATATTCTAAGAATGGAACAACCATATAGCACAGGAGCAACTTTATGCCCGATCCAGAGTTTAGTATTTAATACTTCACTACTTCCGATTTTACCACAACTTATAGGAGTTCCAAGAATATTAAAAGAAAATAATAGTTCAACAGGACAAAATGATAATATTAGTAATGAGATTACTGATTTAGTGGTTAATGTAACAAGAGGAGATGAATATTTCCCAGCAGTTTTGTATTTACCAACAGCAGAATATAGACTAATTGATTTAAATGGAAATGCTCCAATTTCAGCAGTTCAAATTTCAGTTCAATGGAAGGATATATATGGTATATACCATGATTTCTTTTTACAAAATAATTGTAATTGTTCTTTAAAGATAATGTTTAGAAGAAAAGACCAAGGTTTAGACTAAACAAAATATATATTATAAATTATTTAAATAATATAAATTATTTAAATCATATAAATTTTTTATCTATATTAATTATATAATAACAATGTCTTCAAGCGATTTTCAAAAGGTTTTAGTTCAAGATGATATACTTAACACCACTGACAAAGTCCAGTATGCAGTCTTAAAAGGAGCACAAAATATCACTCCTTCACAGTATGAAGCAATTTCAAAGAGTAATTCTTCAATAACTTTTAACATACAATTACCTTCGGAGAGCACTGTTTTTTCTCGCAGGGTTATGGTAGAAGTGGAGATGACGGTTCAAATTCAAGCAACTTTTGCTGACACTGCACCCGTAGGTAGTGTATTATTTAATTATGGCTATGCTTCAAGTTTAGGACCCTTCCCCTTTCATAGTTTATGTAACACTATTCAAAGCACTATTAATAATAATACAGTTTCACAGAACATGAGAGATGTAATGTTTCAATTGCTCAGATTTAATGATCGCCGAGAACTTGCAAGATATAATAACGCTTGTCCTACCATGTATGATAGTTATTATTCTTATGACGATTGTTTAGGAACTAATAATAATCCACTTGCAGGTTGGAACAATGTATCTAACGACCAAGACTTTCAACCTCGTGGTTCTTTTAAACTTATTTCAGTTTCTGGTAATGACCCCAAAACAAATGCAGGAAATCCACAAGCAAGAACTATTTTAGTAAAATTCAAAACTACCGAGCCTTTAATGCTTTCACCTTTTATTTGGTGTGACCCTAAATCAAATAACCAAGGTCTGTATGGCGTTCAAACATTAAATTTTGTTTTTAACCTTAGTGCTCCTAATAGAGTTATTCGTTTAGCCAATAAAGCCCTATTTGCAAATGGAACTGCTGTTGTAACTCTTCCTGATAATGCTATTGCAAATGCTAAACTATTAATGGAATTTTATACAAGGCAACCATCTGATTTAGTCAGTTCCCGAAATGTGGTTCCATTTGCTGAATATCCACGATATTTAACCCCTTGTCCTGCTTTTCCACCTGATAATGCAGGTGTTGGTGCTAAAACTTTAAATGGTGTTAATTTTCAGTCAATTCAATTAAATTCTGTCCCTGATAAATTAATTATATGTGTTAGAAAGGTTATAGGTTCTCAGGATAATTTTGATACTGATAGTTTCTTACCTATTACTGGTATTACAATCAATTTCAATAATAAAGCGGGGCTTCTCAGTTCCGCTCAACCTTGGGACCTATGGCGTATGAGTGTTGAAGCAGGTTCTAATCAAACATGGGCTGAATATCAAGGCGTTGCTCCTGTTGGTAATCAAACTGCATTCGTTGCTGGAACTAATAGTGGTTATAGGCAAGTTTCAACCTGTGGCAGTGTTTTATGCTTAGAAATGGGGAGACATATAGAATTAGATGATATTTATGCTCCTGGTTCAATTGGTGCTTTTCAACTTCAATTCAGATTAAATATTGATAATAATACTGTAAATAGTGCTGGTGTAACTCAACCTATTGCATCTGGTGCCTATGAAATCGTGCTTATAACTATGAATAGTGGTGTATTCTGCATTGAACGGGGAACTTCACAAACTTATACCGCTATTTTATCAAGAGCAGATGTTTTATCTGTATCATCTCAACCATCTGTTTCAAAATCTGCTGTGGCTCGTCTTGTTGGTGGTTCATGGGAAGATAGTTTTAAATCTCTATGTAGTTCAATTTCTCCATGGGCTGGTCGTGCTGAAAAAGTTAAAGATTTAATAATGGGTGAAGGTTACAGTGGTGGGGCTGGTTCTTCTGGTGGGGCTGGTTCTTCTGGTGGGGCTGGTTCTTCTGGTGGGGCTGGTTCTTCTGGTGGTCGTATGAGAAAACATTTAGCAATGTAAAAAACAATTTATATAGATTTAATAAGAAAAAATACAATGTAAATAATTTAATATAATAATATTATTATCTAATACTATTATATAATATGGCAAGTTATAGAAACCCTTACAATGAGGCAATCGCAAGAAAACAAAGAATGTTAGATGTAGCAAATTTACGAAATGATTATCAACAAGCACAAATGCAACCTTTACATGGTGGTGGTTTATCTGGTGGTGATTTTTGGAGTGATTTTTCAGATGGTTTTATGTCTGTTTGGAACCCTATTATTGATACTGCTGGAAAAGTTGCTCCTTTTCTTCCTCTTTTAGGACTTGGTGAAGGTGAAGATGGATATGGTCTATCTGGTGGTGACATGAGTGTTAATGCTCCTTATGAAGGTTATGTTTATGGTTCAGGATATTCTGGGGGTAATATTGCTAATAAAGGAATACCACCATTTAATAGAATTACTAATGCTGGTATGTCAGGAGGAGATGAAATAAGTGATACAGACCACCCGATCATTAGAAATCCTGAATTACAGGCTACAATGTTTTTAGGTGGTCGTAAGCCTTCAACAGTAAGCAAGAAAGAAAAAATAGGAATGGTTCAACAAGTTATTTCTGATATGCTTATGCAAAATAAATTGAAAAAAGGTATGGGATTATCAGGGGGTGATTTTTGGAGTGATTTAGGTGACACTTTTTCAAAAGTGGCTCCATTCCTTCCTCTTCTTGGATTAGGTAAAAAACAGGCATTAGAAAAAAAATATGCTGATATGTTACTTAAAAAACAACTTAAAAATTTACATGGTAAAGGTTTATCTGGTGGTGATTTTGATTGGTCATCTCTATTATCATTTGCTCCTCTTCTTCTTGGTCTTGGTATGTCAGGTGGTAATAAATATGAATTACAAGAATTACAACCATTTGTAACTGGTTTAGGAATGTCAGGGGGAGATTTTTGGGATGATTTAGGTAAAGGTTTTTCAGATGCTTGGTCTTGGGTTACAGATACAGCCGTTCCATGGGTTGCAGATAATGCAAAAAAAATAGGAGATGTCGTTGATACAGGTTCTAAAATAGCGAAAGCAGTAGGTGGTGGTGTTTCTGGTGGAGATTTTGGTAATGACTTAATGGGTGTTTTATCTAATGGAAACTGGGGGAAAGACGGTGCTGGTGTTTCTGGTGGTGCTATGACTTACGAGCAAAACATGAATATGGCAGATGCTATGGGTGACATATTTTCTGGTATGGGTGTATCTGGTGGCAATAGAGCAAATAATACAAGAGTAAATAGTGGAGCAATTCAACTTTATAAAGGTGGTGGAACAAGTGTAAATCAACCATATTTAGGTTACGGTGTCAGTGGAGGAAAGAAAAAGCAAGGAAAACAGAGTAAAATGAATGAAAGACTGGCTTTAAAAATAGCACATTTACAAGGAAAAGGTATGGAACCCATAGAAGATATGGAAGCAAGTAATAAAATTGTTGGATTAATGGCAAAAACAAATCCTGAGGTTGATAGGAAAATTGGATCGGGTGTTTCTGGTGGAAAAAAAACAAGTAAATGGATAGACCATGTAAAAGCATATGCAAAACAACATAATATAAAATATGGTGAAGCATTAAAACAAGCAAAGGCAACATATAGGGGTTAAATTAAAAAAGATTTTTTAAATATATTAATTAAAATATTATCTAATTAATATATATAAATGGATAGATTACAAGCATTACTAAATGGCAGAAATCTTCATATTAAAGATGTTGTATCAAAAGAAATGGTAAATCACGCAACAGAACGAGCAAGATTGAATAATGAAGATAGAAAATATAATCAAATTGTTTATGACAATGAATTAAAACAAGCAAATTTATACAATCAATCAATTATGCCAGATACTGGTAAAGATATTGGTGTAAATTTTAAAATTAATGTTTATATTAATAAATTAACACAAGACTTAGGAGCCAAAGGTGAAATGGAGCAAATATTAACTAATTTTTTTACAACAAGCACCAGTCTTCCAAGACTTAGAGGAACTACAAAAGAAAGCCAAGTAGCCACTGATTTTTTTAAAAAGGGGACTATTTTAGGCACTTATAATGAACTCATGTTATACATAAAAACTTATGCAAGAGATATTATCAATGACGACGCATTTAAAGCACAGATTTTTAATAGTTCATTTAATCCATTAATTCAATTATTACAAGATACTGCTTCATTATATCCTACATTTTTTAATTCTCTACCTGCTCCAACTAATGCAGGAAGAGCAAATGAAAAAGCAGATGAAAGGAAAATTTATGAAACAGCAAGAGAACAATGTATTGGTTGTTATAGTTTATTTAATACCATGGCAAGTTTTATTAATAATTTAATATTTAGACCTATTGTTAAAGATGATATTAGTAAATACATACAAGATAATAATGTTAAACAAATTTTTACTTTAAATCCTATGGCTCCTCGTCAAGTTCCACAACAACAACCAATTATTCCACCACAACAGCCAGGAGGACAACCAGGACAAGCAATTGTTCCACCACAACAGCCAGGAGGACAACCAGGACAAGCAATTGTTCCACAACAACAACCAGGAGGACAACCAGCACAACCAGCACCAGCACAACCAGGAGTTTATCCAGGAACAAGAAAAATGGCAATTGGAAGTTTAAATTCTAAACAACAAAGTGCTATGTTAGAAAAATATAAAGCAATGGAAAGAACACTTGGACGAGTTTTAAGAGCAAATGACGCACAAGATATGGCACAATTTTATGCTACATTAACACCAAAAATTAAACAAAGATTTGAATTTGGTGGTAGAACAGAACAACAAGCAATAGATGCATTTGTTGTTCCTTTCGTTCAACTTGTAAATACACAAAGACAAGACTGGGGAAATCTACAAAATCCACAAGTTCAAAGTAATACCTTATTTGGTCAAGGTAAAGAAAGAAATAATGATTATATTATGA